AGGGGATGGTAGCCACCGGCTAATGTGATCTCTCCATCAGAGGCTTGTAGTGTGATTTCTTCAGCTTCTTCCCTAGGAGCATGATGGTTGGAGAGATTGAAATGTACTTCATCTATTCTTGAGAAGTGTGATTCAGTTATATCCCAAAGAGATTGTATAGCCTGTAATTCTTTTTTGGTGAAGAGGCTGGTTAAAATACCTATTTGATCTTGTGTATAGCCGTAGCTATTGTCAAGCGCTAGGCGATTATTCTTGGTTCCAAGATTCTGGATGAGTGCGATAATCTGATCTACCGACCACTTATATTGTCTGATAGCGTGCATTTCTATAGCTACGGCTACATCGGGTACATCAAAAAGAGGACCTCCAAATTGTGTTTCGATACGTCGTTTCGCCCGTTGTAACACCCGCCAATGAGGTGTAGAGGAATTGACCATTTTTGCGAGTAACACTTTGCTGTTTACGGCTGCTTCACGGAGATAAGAGTGTAGTGTAAGAAGTGGACCCATTTTACCTGTTTTTTGATACACATGACCATCAAGTCGGGCAAACACAAATTCTGTAATTCGACCTGCCTCAAGAATTTGTTCTAATTTGTCAAGAACTACGTCTTTATAACCACTTCGGATGTCGTGTTTTTCTTTTGATTTCAGGGTGTTTCCTAATGCTATTGAAGCATCTCTCATTTGGCTAAAAGACTCTTTTTTTTCACCCCATTTCGAGCGTAGAGTATCGTCGCCAAAGCGTTCTATAGCTTTTAGTGTATTATTCAGTTCTATGAGCCTTTCAAGTGAGAGGTCTTTCCATGATTTGTAGTCTTCGGGTTTTTCTTTATTTATGATCCATTCAGGAATCATAGCGTATAGACTGGGCGCGTCTTCTCTGATTATATTAAGAGGAGTTTTTTCTTGCATCCATGAGGATTTTAGTGTATCGCCTGTACTGAGTTGGTAAACGAGAACGAGGTCTATAATAGCTTCTCGATAATTGTACTCCACGCCTTTTTGTTTAGTTCGCGTGCTGCCTTCAAGCCGTGCTGTTAATTTGCGAGAACCATATTGAGCTTTTATCTTTTCTACCTTTACTCGTGCTTTAATCGAAGCTAGCATGAGTGCATGATTCATGATTTGCAGATTCTTTAGCTCATGTGCTTTTTCTAACTCGCCTTTTTTCAGCGCTTCATAGGACTGTTGAGAGAGTCGCTGTGCGGCCCGAGCAAATTTATAATAGCTAATCGCTTCTTTCACACTCTTACCATCTATGATTTGAATGGCGGCATCTTTAATCGCCTGTTCTCGCACTCGACGCTCAGATTTTTGTTCCTCTTGACCTAATGCTCGTTCCAATGCTACCTGTTCTGCTATTAAGGTAGAGATATGAGCTTCGGAAGTGAATGCCTCATCGCCAGGAGTAGTTTCACGTTCTGCGCGATCTTGTCTAAGTCTGACTAATGTTTCTTGTTTCCACGCTTCTAGTATTTGGTTTATAGCCTCTTGTTTTTTGGCTGCTTTGGTTATAAGTTCAAGTAGCTTGTCGGCATCCATTCCGTATTCGGCTGCTAAAGTTGTGATGTCCACCGGTCCTTTTGTTGTAAGCATATCTTGACCGTGCTTTTGTAACTGTTTGATAAAGTTAGTATCGAACTCAGCTAGTGATAAGCCGCCCTTTGCTTTTATTTCAGTTATAGCTTTGTAGACAGGTACGTCTTCTATAACAGCAGTAGCTCTTGCGCGGAGTGCCGCTTTACCACCTTCAGCGATTAGATAGTCTTTGTAGGCTCGCGCTATTTGACGATCAAGAGCTTCTTCTTGCGATCGCTTTTGTTTTTTCTCGACATTTCTTTTTTCTGTTTCAGTTACACCAGGAACGATATTAATCCAATTCATAGTATTCTGATATAATTGCTGTACTTCCATGATCTCTTCTTCAGAAGCCAGCATACGGTCGAATACATCGCTAACTTCTGGAGAGAGTTTGACTTTGAGTATATTGAGATTCTTGTAAATTGCTGTAAGCCAATCTCTGAATCGCCTGAACGCATCGGCAAGCTTCATCGAGGGGGCTTTACCTTCTTGCAGATATTTCTCAAAGGCGCCAGCGATCTTCTCCATTCCTGCGTCATCGAGCTTGCCGTCTGCGAAGGCAAGGAGCGTGTCGTAGTCACGTTGTAGTTGCGGATCACCTAACTTCGCTTTGATAATTGCTTCCATGTCATGGATGAAGATGTGATTTACTTCATGGATAAGCGTTGAATGATCGGCGGTGTTCTTAAACAGATCAATGATTGTTTCTGTTTTCTCAAAGGATACTGCACCACGACGTTTTTGTTGTCCCAAAGCTCCTTCAATTTCAACAGCCTCTTCGCCTATTCGCAGTTTTGGATTCACGCGATCGAACCATTGCTGAAGATTCTCCCCGCGTTGCTTACTGAGCTGTGTGGCCCCTGCCATGAACACGGCGAGCATGGCGTCAGCGTCGTCAGCGGATAGACCAAAGCCCTTGTCGCGCTTCTTAGTCATAAGCTGTACGCGCATGGTCTCAATCTGTGTGGGGAGGTCGCCGAGTTCTGTTTGCTGTTCAGTGCGTAGGGCTTGAAGGTTTTTACGCATTTGAGCTACTACCCCAGGAAGCTTATCGTTTTCAATGCCTGTAAGTCCTTCAGGAGTAAAGCGAATATGCGGGTTGAGAGCTATACCGATATCTTCACCAGCGAGTGTCTTTAACCATGCGGCTGCTGAAATCTCTATCTCACCGCCCGTTGCTTCAGCTTCCGTTATCTCGGCTTCCGTTACTCCAAGTTCGTCTATTAATTCATTAAAATCTTTAGGGACTTTTTGGTATAGTTTTTTAATCTCATTAGGGTCGATTTGGTAGGTATCGGATATACCATGATCTTTCATTACTTGTTCTGCGAAGGGGGCAAGACCATCAGGATTTTTAGCTAACGTGAATAAATCGACTCGTTTTTGGTGGAACTTTAAGTCTCTACTGTACTGTTTTCCTCTGGCCACAAGATTTCCAGAACCTATCGCTCCTGCGACTAACGCGGCTATAAAACCTTCGTATAAGCCCTGCTTAAAGGTTTCCAACGTCAAGGAGCCTTTCAAACTTTCGTAGAAACTGGAAAACTGAGCCTCAAAACTGTCGTTCTCTTCTTGAGCAGTGGCCCATAGGCGTGTAGTTTCTTCTGGGAAGGCTTGTAGAGTTTCAGTTAAGACTTCAACCCCAGCGGCTTCAAAGTATTTAGCTAAAGCCAGCTTAATACCTTTTGTCTTTACGACCTTCATTATTTTGCTGATACCAATAGCTTCTAATGGAGCTTGAAGCATTGCATTTACGAGTCCTGATCGCCTCGCCTTATACTCTGATACGCCTTGTTCTCGCAGGGTCAAGTAGGTGTCTCCATATATGTATGCGCCCATAAACATTGCAGCGCCTACAGGAGTACCACCTGTGAGTAGGGAAGAGACGATTGCGCCAGCGACTTGAGGCAGCATCGCCATCGCATCGAGAAATACTTGACGGGCTCCGCCTACGTCTGGTAAGACTTCGGATTTGAGTAATGCGCTACTTGCTATGTCGGTGAAGGGTTCTCGTATTTTACGTTTCGTTCTGGCAACTAGCTCCTGGTCCTCTTCGGACAAGAGGTTTTTCATAAGGATATCGGTTGCGATTAAAGCTGGATTCGCGTACATAGCCATCTCTGGTATGGCGGTTAGTATACCACTAGCTATCCGTTTTGTAGAATCCGAGAGTGTGTATGCCGAGGCTTCAAATAACGAACCATAGTAGGCGATGGCATCTGCTTCGAGTTCGGCCATTGCTTTTATATCATCTTTTGCTGCTGCCATTTTCTCTGGCTGGACAACCCAGTTATACAGCGATTCGTAACGTAAGTTTCCATCCTCATTGCGCTGAGTTACAAGGTCTCTAATCCATTTCGCCTGTTCGCGTGTCTCAATATCTTTGTAGTTATCTTTTACTGTATCCCAGGGTAATCCAGTGTCTTCAGCCAACTTGCTTATTTTTTCTGCCACAACAGGATCGAAACCCATAGCAAATTCAAGAGCTGGACCAAGACTCCGAGTGACACGAAGCGCCAGTTCTGGATCGCCACGGTTTATTAGTAACTGCTCGGTAAGCGGATCAGCTTGGTATGCCGGACGTATCGCCGATGGAATGCTTCTTGATGGCGGACGACGATAGCTGAGTATCTGTCGTTTGGGCTTTTCCTTTGGCGCTAGTTTTTGTGATGGAGGTATCTTCATTATCTCCCCGGACCTCTAGCATACGCATCTGCGGCGTATGCTGAAGGGAAGGTTATGTATTCAGTGGTTTTGAGCGCGTATCTTAGAGCTTCTTTTGGTGGTAACTCAATTAAATTCCCCTCAAGCATGACTGTGGTTGGGAAAGCGATAAACTTTCCTTGAACCTTTGCCCACATCATTCTATGTGTATCAAACGAATCCTCTAACATCGGGCGGTCAAGCGGGGGAGTTTCAGACTTATCGACAAATTTTGAATTATTTACCGCTTGTTTTAGTTTATCTAAGCGTGCTTTGACACCCACATTGTAAGTGTACTCCATAAATTGGAATTCTAGACTCGGAGTAGTAAATACGTTTTTTGGTCTAAAGAGTTCTTTCATTTCTTGTTCTATTCGTTGTGTCTCTTCCGCTGTGAATGGAAGGATTTCAATTTGTATGAGTCCTCCGACTTCACTATAGAGCTTGTTAGTTTCAGGAGTCCACCAGCCTTCATAAAATATACCGTCTCGTGTTGTTGAAAGCCATATTGCTTGGTTAGGAACTTCTCGTGGCGGCGTGGCGTCTACTGGATTGAGCATCTGTTCACCAGCGGCAATCGCAAGATAACGAGCCATTTTGCCGCCGCCCTTAATGTGGTATTCTTCTAGTATGTTTTCGCCCATTGTGAAAAGTAGATTGGGATCATTTTGATTCTCATTCGGCATGTTGCTACGCTCTTCATCGAACGTAAGCATAAAAGCTATTTTTTCATCTTTTTTGTCATCTTTATCTAATTTGTGACTGCCGATAAGACCACTCATAACTTTAGTTGGGGTGAGAAGTCTTTTTAACTCAGTATCTTTTTTCTTGTTGGCGGCAGCTATTATGTTGAGTATTCTGAGCGAAAGCATAGGACCCATACGAGCTATTTGTTCCTTCGTGAGTTTTAGATTTTTAATTGCGTCTATATCCGTAACAGCTAACTCCATCAGTTCTGCATAGAGAGCGGTATCAACATTCCATATCTGTCCTGATGGTGATAACCACGTTTGACCTACGGCTCGTTCTTCGTCTGTGGTCAATTCACTCCGTCTACCAAAACCATCAAGGGTATCATTATCCAGCATAAATTTAAGAGCCGATTGATAAAGCTCGTTTTGTTTTGTTTGTTCGATCTTATCTCTAGCAGTATTCATCTTGCCCAGGTATGCGTTCGTTGCGGTCCATTCGTCAGCATCGGTTATAGCATTTAATCCTTTTAACTGTTTTTCGGGCGTCAAAAGTGCGAGTTCTTTAGCTTGTTGGAGTGCAGTATCTTTAAGTACCAAGTCATCTAACTTATTCTTTAACCCGCTCTCTGCGCTCCCGAACTTGCCGAGGTTAGCTTCAAAGAATGCCAACGCCCCTTTAGGATCGGTGAGCATTTGATGTTTGATTACATGTGTGTAGAGATTGGCTTTTGCTACAGCTATCATAGCGTCCGATAGTTTTTTTCCTAAGTGCTCAGTCTGATTCCGAGTATTCGTTGTCGTCACAAATAAAGACTCTTTGAAAACTTCTTTATCTCCTGGTGCGATCTTAGCCTTATCAATCGCAATCTCTTTTTCTGCCTCATTTGTGATCTGCTCATGAACTATGATATTACGTTGCTCAACACGGAAAATGTGTTTCATGGATTGCAGGTGACTTGGATCAGCAGACGCACGAAACATATTCTTCATGTTCTGACTGGATAAAGATTCAGTAGCTTTATTTTTCAGAGCATCAAGGTCTTTCTGTATTCTACCCGCCATGTTAATACCATCTACACCTTTAAGCGCAGTCGCAGTATTCATAATCTCCTGTTTTGCTTCTTCGTATTCAACAAGAGCATCATGCACCAGCACCTTATCTGCTCGATCCTTATAGCGCACTATATGATCCGCAGCTATATCCGAAACATACTGTACTCCTTGGCCTAATTGCTGTAACGCCGCAGCATCAGCACCGCCGAAAGTCTTGTTCGTGATATTCGTCGGAACTCGCATTGGATCAGTTCCAACTTTTCGTTCACCATATCTCATTTAGTCCACCATATATCTGTAGTTGGCGTATTGGTTTCCAAATCGAGTCGCACCTGTAAGAAGAGTAGCACTTCCCGCAAGAAGTGGACTCTGTGTCATTTCAGCATTAGCTTGTGACTCGTAAGCCCATGCTTCTTTTTGCGCATTGTACCGAATCGTCAATGCGTCGAGGTTGCCAAGATACGCGCTCTCTTCAATAACACCAAAGGCTGATCCGACATCGACTTTGACTCCTGATGCAGCAAAGCCTGTACGCTGTTTTCCAATGAACTGATCTACAGCCATCCGGTGCTTCGATTCTTTCTCCTGTCCTCTGGCTATCGCGTCTTCTGCTTGGAGTTTAGCGAGATCAGAGCGATACTCCGCCGCTTTATTCGCGGAGACAGTCTGCATGACCATTCCAGTTGTGGCTACTGCCGTTCCCATGAGCGACGCGGCTAAAGTCGCATTCATAGCCGCAGCCATACTAGCCGATATTCCTACTCCGGCAGTTATAAAGCACATATCTATATCACTCCCTTCGCATCCAGAAACGGTGAAATAGCTTTTCGTTCATGCCATAATAGACGGGATGTTCTACGTGGAACCCACACCATTTCAACCATTTAATTGAGATAAGGTTCTTTGCATCTACGAAATTCTCCAAGTAGGAGTATAGGCCAAGCATCTGATGAATGTATTGACGACTCCGTCGTAGAACCTGATGGCCTACTTCGATGATTCGATCTGTGGCGAGAAGCCACGGAACTCCGTAGGGAACTACGCCGCCAGCCCCGAACATCAAAATAGGTTCATCGTCGATAAATCCTGTCCAGACTAATTGTGAATGATCGAAGGAGAGTTGAAGCGCTTCATCAGCAGAGATATGCGCGACGGCTTGACACTCCTGCTCATCAGCTACACGAAGTTTGCCTTGTAGCTTAATCACATCAGCCTGAGTAGCTTGTCGTACTTTAGTCTCCATAGTCTACATCCGCTATCACTGCTGCTAGAGTTATAGGTAACGGATCAGTATTCTGAATGAGTATAGTATCAGTCTCCTTACTACCAGGTCGGAGACTTATTCGCTTGTTGCCGGTGAACAGTCGAGTAGGATCACCAAGTAGTTCATCTGTTCTGAAATTTACTTCGACAAGACTATCCACGTTTGGACCGACGTTCAGAGCACGAGTATTCTCCAAGCTAAAGACCGCCTTGGCGATGCTGGATAATTTACCCTGCGTTGTACCCTTTTGGTCATTGACAATGAAATGGAGTAGTTCCAGCGTTGATGTATAAGCCAATCCGACGTGCACTTTGGAAGCAGCAGTTGAGAGTGTAATGGCCCCGCTTGATACCGTCTTCCCCGAGACCACGTTGCCGTTAGCTAAAACTGCTACATCTTCACCTTCCAGATGATCCAATCCCGATATCGACGTAACCGCTTCACGCGCTTTGCCACCTGAGATATATGTCGTGTAGCCGGTTCCGTCAATGTCATTATCATCTTCATCAGCAAGTTTGAAGTAATTTGTTCCTTTATCCGTGACCTTAAAACGTCGTCCGTTCAGTTCCGTCATTCCAGCGACTTCAACAATGTCAACAAGATCACCATTACTCAACCCATGTGCACTACTTGTGATTACAACCGGGTCTGCTTTAGTCGCAGCAGTGATTGTAAGTGGGACATCTAAAGAGAGGCCGCAGTCTACAAAGAATGCGTCTTGGATATCGTAAGTGCTTATATCAGTCATTGGAAGCCGGGGCTCGAATCGCTCAATGTACTTTACGGTTGAGCCGTCGATAACCCGCTCCACTATCGCGTAGAGTTCGTCGTCTCCGTCTCCATTAGTGATACTGGCTACGGAGATGAACAGTCCATCGGTCTCATGAAGATGCCAACCCCACACTTCATGTTCTCGATAGTATGTTAGACCAAGGAGTTTACCATCACTGCGAACACACCAGATAATCGAATCGGGAGATTTCTGGTAGGCCCAATTAACTAACGTGAATCCTTTGAAGAGGTGGTTAGCCATAATCGTGATATCGTTACCTGCGTAACCGTCTGTCTCGTAGGTATAACGAAGATCACGGATAATATGCTGAGAGCGTCCGATGAATAGAATAGTGTCGCCAACGATAACCGGCTGGATTTGCGCCGAGCCCCATTTGCTCTGAGGCAGGAGTAATACGCTGGATGGGGTAATTGCATCGGATGATCCGCCAGGCGACATAAACCATTCGCTTCCTGATGTGCCAATCAGCATGCCCTTAATGAGCGGGATGAGCCAACGGATTTCATTGATCTGAAGATCATTCATCGTGAACGTGAAAGAATCATCGTCTTGCAACGGTGTAGAAGTATTCAAATTCTCGAAGAGACCCGTCATCGAGCCAAGGATTGTTTGTGGAGCACTATTTGCACGAGCAAAGACTAATCGCTGTTCATGGAATGCACATACGCCAGGTCTATTATCTGCTCCATCAAGAGGATCACGGCCTTCTGGCGGAGATTTAGCGTAATCAGGTCGAAGTCCGTAGTCATCTATTCTTGGGTCCTGCCATTGTTCATCAACTGCGTATCCGACCCACCCAAAAGCTTCACTCAGAGCCGAGTCCTTGTATATATTATAGTGATCTGCTCCAGCCCGAGCGTCCCACGTCAAAATACTATTGACTGGAGTCGATATAATTGAGGTTCGTGTAGACTCTTCTCCGTTAAGCTTTACCGCAGTTACCGTATATTTTGCAGTATGTCCTGCCCCGGCTCCGTTAGAATTAAAGTTCGCAGGAGGGTTGATACTTGATCCGAAGGAGATTGTTTCTATGCTCCACCTATCATGGTCTGTCCGCGTGATCTTACGTGGGGCATAGTCGGGATGACAGACATAAAGCGTATCTGCGCTTTGAGCAAAGTAGAGAGTAGCTAAGTCGGCTGCGAGATAAGGAGTCACAATCTCTTCAATATACCCTGCTTCTAAATGCCCATCGCCTTTGGTGTCTGGATCAGTGCTATCTACCAGACGAGCATAAATAGTATTATAGCCAAGGGAATCATTATTACCATATGCCCACCAAAAAGGAGAGAGTGACCCTGGAGTACCTTTATACATTGCGGAGTTAGATTCATAGACTTTTTCTGGTTCGTCCAACTCTGGATCACCACCGGCAAGGAGTTCAAGATGGTATTCGCTTGTACCAGAGCTTGAAAGAGTCCACTTATATACTGCTGCATCTACGATGTCTAGTCCGGCATCAGCAGATTCTATAACTAATCCACCATCTTTGATGACGCGCATGTAATACCTACCAAACTCAAGAATGTAGGACTGGTAGACAGAGAATTGAAAAGGAACAAGCCGACTACGCTGTGAAGAAGTCTTTACTTCCGTAATGAATTTCGTACCCCCGCGATTAGACACCGGGCCGTGGGGATGGATTATCATATTCTCTAATCTTTTGACAGCGGTATTGTACTTAGCCAAGTCAGACCTGGCATGCAGATTTGGAGCCCATACGCCGCCTGTGAATGAGAGTTTTGGGAGCAATGTTACCTCGAATCTAAGATTGAACTATCGCTATTTGGTACTTCATAATCTTCCCGAGCATTAATCGCTTCAGCTTGGCCTTGAAGTCGCTGGTAGTCAAAAATCCGTTTTTCTTTAAGCTCTTCATTATTACAAACTGGAACGGCAAGTTCAACAGCCAAAGCGTAAGCCAGCATCTCAACGAACTCAGGACTATACATATTCACATTAGTAATCTCTGCGGTGTAGACGAGGATTGCATCCTCTACATCTGTGAGAATAATACGAGCATCCTTATCGGCGTTGGATCGTATCTCAAAAGGAAGGCGGGGAGAACCCGCACTGTTGTATATCCGTCGCGCCTTGACACAATCAGTTGGATAGGCGTAAGCGTATGACCAACCCGAATACTCGTCACCGGTATCCGCAAGGGTCTCGGTCTTTGTAGCAAAATTCCACATGAACTTTGCCAACACTGCATCACGAACGATCTCAAAATGGCGCTTACATTCTAACCCTTCTACAGACGTGTCGTCTATTGATTGGATAGACGCTGCTCGAACATGAGAAAGGGCTTGATTGCATATGTCAATTATCGTCGCCATCGTTCTCCTTATAACCCCGGAGTTACTAACTTGATGATAGATATATCCGGAGTCTCGATGTCAGAACTTGATTTAGCTGTTGCTCGTGTACCATCAGGTTTAGAAAGCGACATTTCACTTTTACGACCAAACCCCGGCTGGTAAGTCGCACTGTTACCATCAGGTGCGATCCGTAGTTCGGACACACAGCTACAAGCGAAGACAAGAATCAATAGGGCTATGAGCTTGATTGATCTAACCATGAGATTAAAACTCCTTTCTTCTCACAGACGATTTTACTATAAGGCCCAGCCAAGATATCGACTGGTGCAATCCGCTGGAAGTTCACTCGGGGGTCTTCATGGAATAAAGTCTCTCGGGACCCATGCAGCACTTCGGGCTTGAGATAGTTTATCATCATTCCTGTCGGACTCCAGCATTTAGCGACCAGAGACGAGCAAATAAGCTTCTTCGGATTATCGAAGGGGGGTGTATAGCGGTCGATAAATCGTCGAAATGGACGAAAGACTCTAGACCCCCAAAATCCTGCGATCTCACCTATGTCATAAAGGACTCCTTCTTCTACATACTTCTTAGCCCGACGTACCGCAAGCTTCTGAGCCTTTACTTGATCGGCTCTGGAGAGAAAGATATCAGGATCGAGACGCACGACATACTTTAGGTCGGGGCTAATCCATACGTCAAAGCGTTCTCGAACAATGCTCGAACCTTTAAAGAACTTAGGTAGAGCCATATGGATTTTCATGAAATCATCATGACTTCGACGTTCCAATAAACCCGTGTGCGTAGCGTCTACATCCTTCTGAAGCTCTTTGCTGAATTTTCCAGTAAAGAGCTTTATAAACTTGGCGAACCAATGGTCAGCCAAGTCGACAAAACAATCCCCCTGTTGGAGTAAGTGCATTATCCAAGCATCCCTTCAGACTTATCGACAGGAGGACCTTCAGTTGGCGGCTCTTCAACAAGCGCGACAGACTTAATTGCTTTTTCTTCAGCGTCCTGTATTGAGGCCAGTGTTTCAGGCTCTTCGACTGGAACCTCTTCGACTGGAGTGATTGCATCAACCATCTTGAAATACGCCGGACATTTCTCGCCATCAGCGAGTGTCCGAAGTTCTCCTTCTCGCCACTCCCGGATATCAAAGCATCGCTTCGTGCATATGCACTTTGACATTTGTTTCTCCTCTCATTTAGCCAGCAGGTAGACGTCGATTGCTCCTTCAGTCCAAGCAGTAATCATGATCTTCACGAAAAACGGAACTGCGGTAATGGTTGTAGCTCCGTCAGTTGTTATGTCTGAACCAATTTGGAATCCGTCGAAGGTGTCCACAGGAACACCAAGGCCAGGATCGGATGATACAGTTCTGTTAGTTCCCCGGACTTGAATTGTAGCGGCGGTGATCCCGGCGACTTCAAGACTGAGTTCGTCATAGTCATGGACGTCGATCCAGTAGGCTTCTATCGTTTGAGCCTGCGCGTCAACGCAATGGAACACCGCGACGTTCGTACCTTCAGAAGTGTTGTACTGCGCTGAGACAGCAGCTTCAGCGTTCAGTATGTGCGAGCTGGAAGTAACAATACCGATAAGGACCATCACTCCCAAAGCTATCGCAAGAAACGCAGACTTAAATCTCTGGTCTCTCATAGGTTTGTCACTCCTTGATACAGGATAAGGGGCGAGTAGCCCCGCCCCATCCCGTAATTGTACTTAGGTTCTGGCTGCTCCAGCAACATTCGTGTCGCCTGAGAGCTTAAGTCCGGCATCAACTGCGCCAGCCGTCATGTCGGCAGTTGCCACCGTGTAAGTACAGCGGATATACCGCTGGACATCAATCGGCAGACGCATGTTGACCAATGAATATCCCGCCACAGCTACGGTGGCGAGGGCAAGGGTTGCGCTGGTGAAGAGCGCCCGAGCCGAGCCAAAAGCCACGTCCATGTCGTCTTCAACGAGTAGAACCAACGTGGCTGCACCGCTCGAAGTGAAAGCGGTTTGGACAGTAGCGAATAGTTCCATAATAGAACCACCCGCGCCCCTGAGTCCAAGCGCGTCCACGCCAAGATCGATGACATTAGTGGAGATGGCTTCTGCTTGTGCTGTGAACGCTTGCGCTTCACTCATCATATGCTGCTTATCAAGTATCATACTAAACTCCTTTCACGAAGTTTACATTTCAGTTTTCGGACTCACCGATTTAGGTGAGCGCAGCTTCCGCGTCCAGGATAGCGTCGCAACGTCTGACAGGAATTCCGTTGAAACGCAAAACTGGTTTTCCACCTGCTGTATCGAAGGTCAGATTGACGTTGGCTTTGTTGATGATCTGCAACTGAAGCCAAGTCTGAATACCCTCGTTACAATAGAAGGCCATTCTGCCGGGAACGCCAGTTTTTGTGGCCTTCCCGATAGCCTGAACCATCAATGTGATAAGGTCTGCGCCAGTTGCGGCCCCCTTCACGATGTCGGACACTTCAATATTGCAAATGCGGACCGTAGAACGCCAATCACGAACGACAAGGCCGCAGTCCCATTTGAAATGCGATCTGTAGCCCTCGTAATGACCACCAGCTGCATCATCCAGAGTAACCTGTCCCTTATCTTCGTGATGCAACCCAACCTGAGAACCCTTCGGGAAAATACCGTGGGTCGCAAGATCACCCCACGTAATCAGCCAGATCGAAGTGTTATCAGTATCATTAGTACCCCCATTAAGGATATTCTCGATGTTGGCGTTCGATGTAATTGCGCTGTATCTCGGTGAAAGTCCCATGAACTTTTCGGGGTCAGTCCCGGTGTTTCCATAGAACAACGTCGAAGCGAAATCTTGATTCATCGCCTCAAGAAACGCCTGATCTTCAGACCAGCGGAAAGCCGGTGTGTCGCCGTTAAGATCGGCCAGCGCTTTGTCTACATCGGAATATGCTTCAAGCATCCCGCACGAGTCTGTGACTTGGACGGTTTTGGACTTACTCGGCTGGACACCATAATTCAGTAAACGCCACGTTACTGAGGGAAGTCCCGAACGAATCGTAGTTCTATGGCCGGTCGGCAAATTGCCTTCAACCCATACCATGTCTTCGAGGATTTCGTTTCTCGCGCTGAGAAGTTCGACGATAGCCGCGACTTTCTTGTCAGTGCCTTGCCGTTTGATCCAATCAGCGAGTGTGAGATTGCCCTGATTTAGAGTTGCCATATGCTAGTTCTCCTTACTTTTTCGTTTTTCCATACATAACTTCCGCAGGGGATTGAGGTTCATCTTCTGATGCTCCTCCATCTACTATCTTATCTTCTCTGATCGCTTTGTCCACTCTCGTCAACAGCTTGATAAGCGCCGGATGATTTCCGGTGATTGGCCCGTCGAGCGCGGCTTTTAGCTCACCATCAGGATCGAAGCGCTTCATGGCCCGTTGTGAGCTTGCCACAGTTTCGTCCATTTTGGCTCCGCCAAACTCCTTATCTGCTTTAATCTCACCAACCCATTTCTGGTTTAGCTCATCCCAAGCTGTAACCTGCTGCTCGAACTGTTCGGTGTAGTTCTTAACGGCAAGATCGACATACTTCTGCGCGGTTTCTTGAGATAAATTGTCTGTCTTCGCCAACGCGTTAAAGGCATCACGGGATTCTTCAGTGAGTTCGACCCCTTCAGGAAGAGTGAAGTCCTCATACTTCTCAGGAGCATCGTCATCCTTTTTGTCGTCCTTTTTGTCAACTTTTTTATCGTCAGAACTCTTGTCGTCATCAGACTTTGTGTCTTTGCCGTCATCAGACTTGTCGTCCTTCTTGTCATCAGACTTGTCATCCTTCTTGTCATCAGACTTGTCGTCCTTCTTGTCATCAGACTTGTCGTCCTTCTTGTCATCAGACTTGTCGTCCGTCAGCAGAGTGGACTTATCGCTACTCTGATCCTGCTTGTTGCCATCGTCGTCAGTGTTAGTTTTAGACGCGGCATCTTGTGAATCAGTCATAACTCACTTTCCTTTCCTGTTTGGTCTTTAGTCTCTTGTGGGTTTGTTAAAACTTCAGCGACTTTTTGAGGAGCCACTTGTTCTATCTTAGCCAATAGCCTCAAGACGAAGTTTCGTTCTCCTTCCAAGAAGAATGTCCGACTGTTCCCAGTGAATGAAGACCTAAACATCCCACCATCTCGAAGCATCCCACGGAAGAAACGAACGCCAGCCGGAGTGTTGAGTATATCCCGAAGGTCTTCATGCTCCTGTAAAAGAACTAACTTCTCCTTCTCTTCTCGGGATGCTACAGCGCCTTCATCCGCAGCGTTGAATGGTGTCATCCTGCACCTACCCCTTGAGTCAATGTACCGAGTAGGTTAGCGTCGGTTGGCTCTGTATCACTTAATGTCTTTGCACCCTCCGCAGCTGCAAGAGCTTGTTGTATTTGCTGGTTTCTTTGTTCCTGCGCAGCGCGTTGCTTTCTAATCTCAGCTACGGTATCATCACTCACAATTATTTTAGGCGGTGTCCCATTCATCGCGGCGAATTGGTCAAGCGCCTCGTCCGCATCAAACTTATCAAGGATGTTAGGCTTTATCGCCGCCAGGTTGCCTACAAACTCGGCCGTTCGGAGAATAACCGGTGTCCCTACCATCCTTTGCGCCTGTGCAAGAGTGCTGATGTATTCAATATTAATCTCTATTCCTTCTAACTCGCGCGGAGCAGGAGGAAAAATATCGAAGCGCATACAGATGTCAAACACTCGGGAGATCGCAGGGCTATGAATTTCATTCTGTAAGCGTTCGAGCACAGGGCCAAGAATCAACATCGTCTCTTCTTCTCGCATAGCCGTTTCTGTGGCTGTCATGCGCTTTGTAGTATCGAGAAGCGAAAGGAAAAGGTGATTATAGAATGTTTTTTGTATCCTTTTCTCAACTCGTTCAATCTCAACAGAGATAGACTGGAGATTAGCATCAATTTGATATGTAGGAACAAAACCCTGCATACCCTGCTGGTTATCTACATAGTTCACCGCGCCAGGGATAATAGAACCCCCTTGTCCCTTCATGGCAGTCGGAGCATTCATCGCTGGATCGACATGCTTATCTATTTTCTTGATCTTCTTTTCTTCTAACTTTTGCAGCATCTTAATGTCGCCAAGTGCATCCATAGCCGGACAGCTACCATAAACATCAACACCGGCAAAGTCCCATCGGCCAGCTACAAAAGGCTTACCATCATAGCCGCTTTCTCGAAGGAATTTATCATTATTTTCTTTTAGCTCAAAGTAAACAGACTCGTAGCTCATACCTGCTACGCCTGCCTGAGTGGAATCGACATCGTTTTTAGGTTGGATGCAGTGAATTATCTCAAATAGAGTTTCGCCCTGGTTATTGTCGTAGGCTGTTTGAACGCTAATAGAACACTGCTCTCTTCCAAACTCACTAATCACCTGCCGAGCGGTAAGACTAAATTGTCGATAAAGTGCGTTGGCACGATACCGAGAATCTAAGCCGAGCATGTATTCACCGATCGTAAATAATCGGAAACGTACTATTGTTTCAAAATCTTCTTCAATCAGCATAGCGGTTGTACCAAATCCCGCAATTTCTGTATAGCACCCGTGCATTGAGTCATAGAAATTAGAGCCATGAAGTACGTCAAGCATAATATTCCGAACGGTATGAAGCCAATAGCGAACTGCTCCTATTTCCATTAACTCTTCATTCCCGAGCTTCAGTACAAACCAGGGGCGAGAAGGTGAGGTCATTCCGCCCTGCATTCCTGCGGAGAGGACGCGAACACTATCTTTAGCTGACCCATTTATGATCTTCTGATGTTTCTTCTTCCCTTCGTTCCTTTTATCCTCGTCGCCGGTCAGATATCGACCTTTTTCAGGAAGTAGATAATCACATATGTCTTTCCAGTGTGACCGCCAATTTGATGTACTGGCATATAGCTGCTTGAATCGAGTACGATACTTTTCTTGCTTCGTGGTAGTAGTCATATCACTGTCCCAATAGTGTCTTCTGCTGCGTCATGGCTGTTCCGGGTGCTCCAAGAGGACTTGTTAGAATCGTGCTATCTTCTCCCGGTCTTGGTCGCTTCTGCTTTTTTCGCTTCTCTGCATAATCAGCATACTCGGGCGGTGGAATCGGGTCGGGTATACTAGGAGTTGATAAGCACATAGTAGTTATCCTCCAAATAGATCATAGTCCATCTCAGCCATACAAGGATCCCCGGTGACACCTGCAAATTCAGATTTAGCAATCACAGGCCCGCCGAATGTTAGAGCAAGACCGTCACCATCGTCAGGACTAGAGAGCCCGCGCTTTTTCATGTCTTCTTTTCGCTCAAGCTGAATCTTTCCAAGTAGAGTCATGTGGTATTCAGGCCCGGTTAAATCGTCGAGGATACTTTGCTCTTTCGGAATAGCCGATCCAAGCTCCAGCCAATCCTTCATTTCTCCCCACATTTCAGCACGTTTGTTATGGTATTTAGGAATCAGCGGCTTTCCGCCAAACCATACAGGAATCGGATTTCGACCAAGACGCCGTAGCTGGTCGATTACTCCCGTTCCCACACCAGCATCAACGAAAGTCGCATCAGTCTGAAGTTCGTCCTCATACTGGCCCACGATCCCCGCAGTAGTAATACTATCGACTTCTCGCATCGACCATAGCCGCTTCGACATAAGTCCTTGACGATACCAGATAACACTCCGGTCATCGCCATACCAAGCTACATCAACTCCAAGAATCTTGGGTGCGAAGTCGTACAGGCTTGGAGGTAAATGCTTACCCATCGCCGCTTCGACAATATCATTCGGAATGAACTGACAAACAGCAGCCCGTGGAAATTGACCGGTTACACGAACGCGCACGAAGTCACTGTCAATCCCATAATCTTCGATCCAAGTTCTAAAAACTTCCTTATTTGTGCCTTCTACATCCCGGCTGTCGATATGGCCACTTAACCAGCGCCGTTTCATTTGAGAGAAAATACGACGGAAGAATCCGGTGTTCCTGGTCGGGTTGCCGAATTGAAACCACATCGGTTCACCATCTGTGAGTCCGCCCTGTGCAACCTCATGAATCTTTTCAGGGATCGCACTGGCCTCGTCGAATATGAAAAAAGGAGTCGCCGTGGCTGCATGGAGCCCGGCGAATGACTCTGAGTTCTCCTCTCGACAAGTGAGTGCGTCACAGCGCCATGTCTCAGGTGAATCGATATTGTACAACGACATATTACCGCGTGAGTTCTTATACTCGAAGAGCGATTTGGTGACACTCATGTTATGCCATTTCGCTAATTCTCCCCAGGTCTTTGTCCGAAGCTGATCCGAAGTGTTCGCAGTCACAACCCCTTTTGAGTTCGGCCGGGTGTCAAGGATAAACTTAATGAGCCATGCAGTCAACGCAGATTTGCCGATCCCGTGACCAGAGGCTCGGGCCATCAGGATAGGGGATACCGGATTGACGCCGTCAAAATGACGAGCTTTTATCTGCATCCCAAGGGTGACAAGAAACTCTTTCTGCCAGGGACGAGGGCCGGAAAATTTTTCGAGAGTCGTACCCTCGCGTCGCCAGGGGAACGCCCACATGACATATCCATATGGATCGTCGTAATATTTGGCTAAATCTTCAGCCAGCATCTTCATGTCTTCACGGCGACTCACTACTTACTCTCTCCATTTTTTGGAGCTTCTATCAACCCGAGTTCAACTCGATCTGCCTGGTGAAGCATAATCTGCTTTCTCGCACTTTTCACTGCGTCGCCGAGGGTACTATCCAACTGCTTGAACTCGTAGCGATCGCGCCATTCTTCAGGGACTCGATTCTTCATCCATATGAACGCCGCGCCAGTATCAGGCGGTAGTTGCTTCACGACGACACGCTTTCGATACTCAGGTTCGGATTCCATTGTGTCATCATCGAGCATATGTAAATCAATCCGGCGTCCGGTTGCCTCAAATGTGACTTCTCTGACGGTGGAGCCTATCGCTCGCTCGTACAACGCACGTTCGACTCTTGCGTTGGCGATAACTTTCCACTGGCTCAAATTCTCAAAGAACTCAGGATGACTTTTCTTCCATCGCTCCCATGAAGACTCGGAAACACCAAAGAACCGGGCCATAAATCTATCATCGTGACCGTGCTCAGCGAGAAGCTGAACTTGCAGCATGTCTAGGTTTTCGAGTGTATCAGCCGCCTGTCCCATTATTCAGTTCCCAGGAGTTTCTTAACACCCGTCCACAGCGCGAAGAACGCAGCGCCGACAAGGGACGATAAAATAGCAAACGCCAACGCGGTCGATAGCTTTTCGCTTCGTTCGCGTTGGCGTTTGAGCCACTTATGATTAGCCCGGATTGATTCGATGCCCCCGGCTACGCGCCCTTCTCCAATATCTTCCACCATTCCTAATAGGTGTCCGGCTTCTTGAGCTTGTTCCTCCGTGACGGTTGAAAACCGGCAATGCAACAGGTGATTTTCTAACTCTTCTCTTACGACTTGACGGAGTTGGTCTGCCCAATCTGGTGGAAAATCTTGAAAGAAGCGCTCTGTGTCTGCTCCCAAACTCTACTCCATATACATTTCTCCCTCTAAATGTCGGGGTATATGGACATTATACCACAACATCTTGTGTTGTCAAGCAAAATCCCTAATTAGTCTTATCTTCTTTACGTTCAGAAGCTCTTTGATCCAGTTTACAGATTGTAACTGTTTCAATAGGCTTTAGCCATTTTTTTGCAGCGCTTTTAGCAGTACGTTTTGCTCCAAATGTTGTCGCCAATGCGTCACCGGTATTTAAGTTCATTCCAGTCTTGAGTTCAAGAACGCACCAACTTTTACCCCTGACACTAAGTTTGAGAACAGCGGGTAGTTTTCCTATATGAGTAGCATCATAGACGAACCGGACCCAATACCCGCTGTCATCACTATTGTAATAGCGAAACAGCCATTTGTCCCAGTGAACCTTCATCGGATTTCTCCTTCCCGATTAAACAAAATTGTATACACCCCACGAATTCTTGGATCAAGCGTTAACAGTGCAGTTATTCCTGAATCACATAGCACTGTGATACGTACTTCACAGCATATACGCAAAACTGCATCATGCGCGATATCCTCTATGAAATATATCTCACCCCCCTCAGCCGACGCACCAACTTTACCAGCAATAATAGGCAAAGGTGAATCAGAATTATCATCCCATGTAGGAATTAATGTACTACATAGAATTTTAGTTCGTTGGACGAAAAGGTCTTTTAATACAGCAAGACACTTTGGGCAATATATGTAGCTAGTAACAAAAGAACCACGTTCACTCATTTACTCTTTCACCTCCCTCTCCTAGTCCAGCATACCTTTATCAAGCCGCTCAACCGACTTCTCTTCCCCAAACAAAATGAGCCGGAGTAGATCGGACATAGTACGTTTGCGCTTAATTGCTCTTTGAGCGAGAGCTTCCATTTCAACGGCAGTCAGCCGGAGTGAGACCACAACTTCTCGTGTATCTGTTGTCATAAGGTTACTCCTTTTCGTTCGGTTTGTAGTTATATGCACGGCAGAATGCGAGAGCTTTAGCTGTTTGAGACTGCTCGATTGCAAGCGTGATAGCTTTAACTTCAATCGCTTTACAACGTACCTTTATACCTCTATAATCTGGTTTTTTACCCGCGTCCAGATCGGATAAAGCTGCATCAATCCTACTTGATATACAACTCTGTTCGGCTTCAGAAAAAGATGCTCGAAACTTTTTTTGTATACTTCGTTCAGCCACGTCGTAAATCAAAAATCGCGTGAGGTCTAACAGATTTACAGTCGCCCACGCTAAGCCAAACTCCAGTTCTACAAAAGCCTTTACGCAGTTCTCAGGAGTGACATCAACGCCATCAGGCCATACATCCCGAAACACAGTAGCTTCCTTGATATAAGCGCCTGTACTTTTTAACTTTTCAAATGTGATTTTGCCTGTAACTCCAGTTATGTGGTATTTACCCTCGCCTTGAAACTTTGGTTCTTCTCTCTCCTTCCAACTCCAATTTATTATACTCATTCCTCTGCTCCTTTCATTGAGAATAGGGCTTTATACTTACTGCCTGGAAATTTGGTACGGATAGATGTCACAAATGAGATACGCTCTAATTCACACAAAAGCCAAAGGTGGTTATTCACCCTTCCGTACTGGCTCCCGAACAGAGTTAGGTCCCAGGTGTTAAGGTACTCGGTAATTTGCATTCGCCTATCCTCCTTTCAGACGGAAAGCTTCTCCCGATGATTGATTTCTTTCATACTCGTTTGTTTTGGTAAGCCATTCAGGCAAAACGGGATTGCATTTACGGCAACGAGTAAGCTCTTGCCTCATTATCTGTATTTCGATTTCATCCTCAGTGATGTACATCATCCTAGAGTAGGTATCTTTACAATTCCAACACTGGACCTTCATTCGCCATAGAGATTTGTCCTTTTTAATAGGCTTGGGGCCGATAGCTTTTTTCAGTTCTTGCAGAACATCTTTAGAACCCGGAACTACATTCGCAGAGGCTAATAGCTCTTCAGTTAAGTCTCGCATTTGGTCTACATCACCGCTTTTCATAGCAGTAAGTACGTCAGTAGCAAACTTATCATATATTACCGAAGTTGCCTTAACTGCTCGTACTTTCTCATGCACATGACTCATATACAGCATTTTTAGTATATCAGGTATAGGCATCGTGATCCTCCTTTCAATGAGTTATCAGCCAGTTAATAATCGTCTCCCCGTGGCATCGTTTTGGTGTACACCAGCAATACAGCTTGTGACCACGAAGCGCTAAAACAGCTTCTTTGAACGCCTTATCTCGGGCGATACGTTCGTAGAAATACGCTTCGTATTTATCGCAGGCTTCATCCCGACTACAATCATCAGTAATAGGAAATTGGTGGTTGCCAAAGATCGTTTTCCGATCAATCCGAGTAACACTATCTCGTTTCGAGAGTGATATATCACCCAAGTGACCTAACGTCGTTGTCATTTACTCATTCCTCCTCTCTAAAAACACTCACCACTAATCTGATAAACCGAGAATCTGACAATAGAACTTAGCGGGGCGGCAGCAGCCAAAAAGCCAATGTCTCTAAAAACTTTGACGTTAAGCATATTTCCTCCTTTCAAATACCACTACCACTCTTTGCTATAACAAGCGCTCCAAGAGCAGCAAGCTTTTCTGAGTCTGCCTTACAGGACCCACATATATCAAGAGTTAATGTTTTGTTGCTCGGGTAGCCTGTTTCTTCGAGTAGAGGAATTCGCTCCCATTCATCATCTCTCCGAGCCCCGTGTATACCAGTTAATTCAACCCCACAAGTGTCGCAGGTAAGAGTGTACATGACTGTGGTTCTAATACTCATAGTCTGATTCTCCTTTCAGTCAACGCTCATGATGTCTTGCAGGACGTCAAGAATCGCTTCGGCATTGTCGCCACTATTAACCACGATGATTAGTTCTTGGACCCGTATGGGCTTTACCCGGCTGGTCTTGTATGCTGATATCGCTGCGGTGAAGGCGCTGATAGCGATAAAAGTAAGCATCACGTAGAAGAAGATCAATTCTTTCATATCTCAATTCTCCTTTACTAACTGTCTCATTTCATGAATTGCCATACATTCTGGACACTGCGCTCTATGAGCTTTTTGGTATATCCCATGTTCATCATATTGCCTATAATGACGACGCGCCATACTGCGCGAGTCTTCAAAAGCTTTTATCCATTTGTGTAATTGTTTCTTTGTGATTGTCATTCGCTTTTCCTTTCGGCCAAATGACCCCTTTGCGGATTCATCAATATGCTCCAAGACACATGCGTCAAGGACTCATACCCTTGTTGACTGCTGATCTGTCAGCCTAGTCGTTCAATTACCGCAGAGACCGACAACTCAAACACTGGACAACTCTCTTCATGCTCTGGAAAGTGCTTATCACAGAAACGAACACAGTCACGATTTCCACAAGGAGTTGCTACAATGCAATCCTCTGTCGAAGCTTTTCCACGATTTCGTTTTTTCCAATGCGCGTACATAATCCTTTCACGAATAGTCATCAGTCTAATTCCTCCTTCTCTGTTTAGATAAAATACTTCATATTCTGAATCTCTGCGTCCATTTCCTTGTAGTACCATTGCGCAGCGGCAGCGTTGCAAAGGACTGACATGATCGCTTTTGGTAGCGCGTAGCTACCAGCTTCTTGACTTTCCAGGTCGAGACAACCAGCTTTGAGGAGCTTGTCCAAGTCTTCTTGCATCTGTTTCGTTGTCTTTTCAATCAACTCTTTTGTCAAGGTGTAGCATTGTAGATCGGTCATTTCTTGATTCTCCTTTCAATCCAGTGCTCATGCTCAGGCCAGTCCTTGTTGGCCCTGTCGGCCTGCTCCTGCGCGTCAGCCTTAGTGAATAGCGTTGTGTTGCCACCCTCATAGCCGGTTATCTTACTCCTCCACCGGATCACATATTGTTTTTCACTCATTCGTCTTTCCCTCCTCCCTGGGATGCCTCAATCTTAGATTGCTCTCTTTCTTGTTGTTTTTGCATGGCTTCATATGGCACCTTCCCTATCCGCCCCGTCCATATGGCGGCGAGGAATGCCGCTATCCAAAAAACAACTGCAAGCGGTATAAGGTACTCATACATCCTGTCGAGGAACAGACAGCCTTTATCAAGAAGCTCCTCTATCTTGCCAGACACTCTCATTGTCAGCCTCCCAGTGGTCGAGGGAAGGGTAAGGACTTTCTTGGGAGTGCGCTTCTTTCGCTGCTTGTTCATTTTATTTATCCTCCTTGATTCGGATGAGCAGAGCGGCAGCCTTGCGCGCGTCCCCGATAGTGATATACTTCCCGTTTATACCATACATGGACTTATTGTCGCTTTGCTTCTCGATCGCGCTGATGCTGCTGCGCTGCTCTCCCAATTTTCTCCGCACATTCTGAGCAGAGGCTAATAGCCACAGGATTCGTAAACATTGGTAGAGATTTGAACAAGCGTACTACTATCGGCTTGTCCTGTTCGCACTCCGTACACTTTTCGATCTCACTACCTTCGATAAGAAGCATGTCGTTTTTTCCTTTCGGCCAAATGGCCCCTATGCGATATTCCTCTACGTTTCCATTGCAAAGAAGTCCATCGGGGCACCACACTGTATGCACAGAACCTTACTCTCTCTAGTCTCTTTGTCCCACTTGATCCGCCAGATCGGACCCTTCACGTCCCGGCCGTCCTCTATGTCGTGGAAGCTGTACCCCGCGTCGTAACTATCAAATACAGCAGTGCAGGGCTTTGCTTCAATGGCTTCCACTTCCAGGAAAAGCAACTGTCCCCGCTCACGATCCGCTATGAATGGGTCGGGGTGTCCTGTGCAAAATACTGTTACATCCACCATTGCACAGTGGAAGTAGTCGCCTATCATGAATATCTGCGGCGAACCATATCCGCCTCGGAGATCACACCCGCCGTGGACTTGAATTACTACCATGTCCACATCGTCATGTTCAAACTCCCAATATGCAAAGGGCTGGTCGAGAAGTGTATCCGGGTCTGTCAGTCCGTGATTCGTGACGGTTAGGCCCCGGTGCCTGAAAAACGCCTCAAGCACATCTTCCCATGCCTCATGCTTCCGCTTCGGATAGTTGGCGAATTTGTGAAGAGCCCTGTTCAACTGTTCACTCTCTTTCGTCAAGTTCAAGTGTGTTCGCATGAAATGGTAAAGATTGAGATAAACCGACACGTCACCAAAACTATCAACTGTAACGGATATGGCATCCTCGGCGGGAAAGTCTCTTGACCGATTCCACTGCCAGTGGCGACCACCGGAACCCCCACTGTCGAGCATATGTGCTCCCGTATCCTCGCAAAGCATCGCTGCTACTCTCCGGTTTAGCTTTTTCTGTATGTCCATGTCCAATTTCTCCTTTCGGCCAAATGGCCCCTATGCGGGTTCGTTATTACCCCCTTAAACAATCAGCCCTCTATTTTATTAAGTATTATTTGACACGTTTTGCAATTACATTCTATGGAAGTGCCATTTTCTATGTCCTCTAAAACCGCATCTTCCGTCGCTTCTGTTATACTCCAAGCTAGTAAATGCACAAGCTCGGCTTTTGTGAGTTTACGCCATTTCTTTTCACTATTTGTGCTCATAACTAATTCTCCTTTCGATCAAATGGCCCCTACGCGGGTTTGTCCACTTCGATTCGCACTGTTTCAAGGTGTTCGAGTCTGTTTGCGATCTCACGAAACAGCAGCGCAAGGTCGGTAGCACTTCCTGCAAGGTATACGGGAGCTGTCGAGCCTATTTGCTTGGAGTACACCTCTACCATAGCAGAGGACACCCCTGCCTCAATGTCGATAAACGGGCCGATGGTGACGAATACGCTATGAGCACGCGCCGCCCCGTTTCGACCTCTAAACATAATTTCTCGTTCTTGCCCGTCAAGTCTGAAATGTGCCATATCGCTTTTCCTTTCAGTACCCGGTTCCTAGATATGCTGAGCAGAATTGACTCATTCTTTTACTTATCGTCCCATGTTTCACCTTTCAACTCCCATGCTGTAGTTGAGCCGTCACCGTTGCTTAACTGTCCAGATGTGTTACCATCAGCGATAGTTCGCCCGATTTCTTCTAGCACCTCGTCTCTTATAGCTTCTGGAATCTCAATATTACCCATGTCTCAATTCTCCTTCCAGCCAAATGGCTCCTTACCTGTTATGCTCTCGCCAACTCACTTATTTGAAAATAGCCCGAATAGTCATATTCAGGAACGTCCACAAACCAGACTGGTCGCGCATCGCAGCAGCGCGTCTCCACTGCATCTGTCCAACCAAAGATGGTTGCTCCGTCAGTCCACCATTTTGGCATAATTACTTTGATCTGCATATCCCGGGCTCCTTCCTTACTTTGAGTATTTCGCCACCACTCGGCATCCCGGATTATTTGTTTTCAAGTCGGCAAGCACCGCTTGCACAAAGACTTTGGGCCTGTCCCAATACATGGTATGGTAAATGACATTACTCCCTTTTGTGCTCAATTGCCCTGTGCAGATGCTAGCCGAGCATCCGTCTACCATGAACCGGACAGGTTTACAGCTCTTGCTTATCTCTTTGGGCAGCGCGTCGAGTTGTTTTAGTGTCAGTGGATTGCATTTCGTCCCGTTCATGACCTAGTGTCCTTTCCCTGTCGTTGTCATGACTCGTGGCGATTAGTGACCCACATATCAGGAACCCAACAGACGGTTGAGCTACCGCCCGAAACGCCGGTACAAACCAACCATGCCATCATACCACCAGAGAATCCGACAACCGAAAGACGCACGGGCTCCGATATTGGGGTAGATTTTACTGTGATTGATTTAATCCAGTACACCATATCCATTGTTTCTTGTACTGCCTCTAGTCCTGTTCGCATAATCTTACCCCCCAAATGATAATAAGCTTTATTATGTTGCTCCTTACTCGTGTGGGCGATTAGGCTTTACTTTTCCATATCATCCATCGGCCCGCGCACTCACAGGTCACGCCTATTGATAATAAGCTAAGGCCCACAGTAGTAGTGGGGAAGTGATGACAGACTCGATTTGTGGAATTAAGCTCAAACACCCGCCCGCAGTGTGGACATGTAGCTGTGGGTTTGCATATCGCTCCGGGCTTGTGCCGGGTATGTGTCCATACTTGTTTGTTCATAGTCTCTTCTCTCCCAAGTTTAGGTCGTGCGCTTATTTATGGCTCAACCATTTATAGGAATCCGCCGTAGCTATATCCTGTTGATCTGCTGCGTACATGGTATCAAAACCGGTTGAATTGGGCATATCATTTACGATGTACGAAAACGACCGCCTTGAAATCCATTGGCCCTTGAGATTTTGAAAAATACGACAGCGTTTTGAGGTTATTTTAGTAGCCATGTCGTGTTGCTCCTCTTGTTTAGGTCATGTAGTTAGAATTTAGCCCAAGCCGCACTTTCAATCTTTGCACTTTCAAGTGTGGTATAATGGAGCGTACAATCGCCCATAGCCCACAGTCCACGATTTGTCCGATGGGTTTGCACCCGATGGACAAACCAGCCGGGTTTATCTTTCTCTCTGTAAATGCGATATGTTCTTGTCAATACTTTCATGTTGTGTCGCTCCTTTCGTTTAGGTCGTGCGTTCATTTATGGTATAGTATAGCAATATGTATGCCAACGTAAACAATAACTATAAGTCATTAGCATTGCTCTATTTGTGATTTACTTAGTCTTTTAAGCGAGTAGATACTTTGCCCAAATGGCATTACAAGATTGTAAAGTAGATGTTGTAAGTGCTTGCAGTTATTAGACTTGTAGGCTATTGAGTCTTGGTTGTCGCATTGTCATAATGGCAATTAAGTATAAGAGCATGAGACTAATAGACTTATAGTGTATGCTGGTTGATAATGATTGTCATTTGGGCATGGGTGAGAATGTCTCAGTTATGAGATAGTCTCAGTTATGAGATAGTCTCATAGTTGGTGGACTATAAGCATGCGTGGCTTGGCGGAATGCAGCGAGATCATGCGCTATTCGACAGGATGCAGCGAGATCATGCGCTATTCGACAGGATGCAGCGAGATCATGCGCTATTCGACAGGATCATGGTGACTAGAGGCATACTCAACTCTTTTCCCTAATAGCTGACAGGCTCTCAGGACTGACGATCTCTCATAACTGAGACAGTCTCATTATCGACCGATCGATCAGGATTATCAATCTCATAGGCGCGTGGGCGACGGGGGGCGACCCCCCGGCGGGGGGCCTAAGAAGGAGAGGGAGGGGCGTGACACATGAGGCTCTTGTCCTATTTACTATTTATGTCCTACGTCGTATTACTCTTTCTCTTTTCTATGACGCATCTCGTGAGCCTTAATATACCGCTTCGGAACTTTCTTCTTACAAATTGAACACACCTCCTTTTTCATATCCTCACTTTCATTCTCCTCGAAGCACTCTTCGCATAAGTAACCCTGCCAAAGAACCTTCTCTCCCTCGTAGGAAGCTATCTCGTAGCAAAGGTCTCTTATGACATCCCGACAAACTACACACACCCTATCACCCATCACTTTTGTCTCCTTTTCCATAGTTTACCAAAACCCCGACGAATAGGATGTCACCCTACTGGATAGTCTCCCTGGGGTCTCGGTGGCTTATGAGGACCAGAGTCGACGCCCTCGTCTCCTTTCTCACTCGCTATATCCACTCCATAACAGTCCTCACATAAGTAATGCCGCCAAATAAGTTCTCCCTCTATTTATCTCCCCCATAAGGCTTCACAAACGTCCTGGCTTCCTCATAGGCTTCCCGGAGCCTGTCTGCCCGGAACTCATACTCCGCTCCGTACTGCTCGATCTGTTCGACAAGCCTCTTGAGTATAATCGCAGCAGCCCATTCTCTTGTTGTTTGCTTAACCCACGCCCCCTTCCCGCGTTGCCTCCCGGACTCATAAATCCACCGCCATCGATTTTGTCCAAGTAGAGGATAGACTTGTTGAAATACTGGATGAGCCTCTTCATCTTTTTTCCTCAACTCCTCTTGTCTCTTATCTCCTCTCACATAAGAGAGTATGTAATGAAGTGAAGGTGCTCTCGGCCCATCTCCGACAGGATGAAGCGCATCAGAGATTTCTTGCGTAAGCTTCTGAACCCGCAGAAGAGTTTGAAATCTCTCTTCAACTACCCGCTCCAAATCCGCGATGGCCTTCAGCCAATTAGTCGCCCAATCCAAAGAACCAGTATTCCTACGAAACAAACGCAAAAAAGCCTTCAAATCCTGCAAATGGTCACTCATTCCAACATTCCCCTTTCGCTTTGTGCTCCCGTCCAAGTAACCGCCACGGCTAATGCCGCCCAAAGATCATCCTTGAAGCCGTAGAGGGGCCCAGGCTGCTGCTTTGTTCCTATTCCTGGTGTCTTCCCCCCTCCTGTCTGTGGAAATCGTTCTATGAGCGCCGCACGAATGTTCTTATCCTTCGCTCTAGTATTCCCACACAAGCACATTTTGACATCCTTGCGATCGACCTTACACCAATCACAACCCCAAGCCTGAACAAATCGTCCGATCCAACAAACTGTAGTGACCAATTGGCTCGTAAGCATTTGACCACGAGGCTCGGGATACTCGATCACAAGTCTCTGAACTTCTTGCCCGCTGGTTTGAAATGTAGGACTTCGAGTTTCAGTAGAAAAGAAGATTAAAAGTGTCTCATTACCCACCCGCCCTTTACCAAGTATCACATCTTGTATTGTGTCGTATGCCACATATGCGCTCCGCTCTGATCCGGGATCGATTGCTAATATGTTCACTTTCATTCTCCTTTCGCCGCCCCTCCCATAGACAAGTGGGGGTGTGGCGGCTCCACAGAGCCACCCCCCTCTTGGGGGGGGGTGGACAGGCACCACAGGTCGTTACTCCTGCTGCGCCAACACTTTATGAGATAGTTACCCAACCAACTATTTCTACTTTCCTGTAATTGGTAAGTTGTTGTGTCCCAACGAGATAAGCCAGAAGACGTTTTCCGGGGCGAAATCTCGAAATAGTTATAAGTCCTTACTCCCCTATAAGATAAGAATGAAAGTAGGTCTCGAAAAGGCCCTTTCTGGCTTATCTTTTCCGTAGGACAACAGAACATCTTATCTTTCAGGCACTTAGCGATTTGCATTTTCGACTTACAAAGACGAAAAAAGACGTTCCCAAGTGAGGGTAACTTTCGCACGGTAACTATCTTATAAGTCATTGTGCCCTGTACCTTTAGCGATTTGACCTTCTCCAAATATACTTGTAACTTTTTGGTAGGACATTATAAACTCCTGCGCCCCAAGCACTTAGCGACGTATCCTTTTGACTTAACCCTCTAGTTGGATTGTAGGGGGTCTTAGCCCGATTACGTTGTATGACATACATTCTTCACAAAAGCGTACTTAACGCTTTTCTACTAAAGGACTTAACTGCTCTCAAATCTATTGACGTTTGGTGATTAATATACATTAGCTCAACATGAATATTAGCTCTTCAGCTTCAATGTATGACATTATAAACTCCTCCACGACGTGTGCCTTTTCAGATAACGTATATGCCGACAAAGATCACAGCAGTCGTCGCTGTTCTTCGAGTTGCGAATAGCTTTTGATGTTCGTGCTTCGTAATGCCCACAATCGCAGCGTACTACCCCATCGCGTCTTCCCTTTTCCATTTCTCTTACCCCTCTCATTCCTCGCTTCTGCCAACACGCCGATCACAACAAGACTCTCTTGTCGCCTTCCGATAAGGTTAGGCATATTCTTTTTCCTAGGAAGTGTACTGAGTAGTGGACAAATTTCCCAATGTCCCCGAGTAGTCTTTTTATCCGGCGCGTACTGAAATCCGGGAGACATCACTTGTTTAGCAGTTCTATCGATCGGGAGCGATGTCAGAACTTTATCTATATCCATCTCCTGCTTCCTTCTCAATCGCAGTGGTGAGTTTATAATCACAGATAGTATCTTGCTGAGATGAGTGTCCTTTTTCTATCCACTCCTCCTTTGTAAAGTCTTCTCTATCCTCTCGATTTATCTCAGCGTTGCCGGCGATCACTTTTGCATATCCTACCAAGCCTTCAAAATCTTCTGGCCAACCCTCCATTGATTCTTGTCTGTGTAGTTGGATTTGAGCTTCAGCACCATCTTTTGCCTCAGCTTCCATTGTGACAAGATAGGCTTCAAAATAGTTAGGATTTGATGTTGTGGGGTCAAATACTATCCATTTCATCATCCTTCCCCTTTCTCCGCGAAGCTACCACACTGTAATGACACAGCTACATACATCGCTACCCTAATATTGCTCCAGCCGCTTTCTTCATGGTTGACCATAAATTCAGCATACTTATGCCTTATCGGTGTGAGTCTTTCGCTGATGAAGGCTAAATGCTCACACACCTTGCCGTGGATACATTTTTCACATTTAATCAGCATCCTTCCCTTTTTCTTATTGAAGTGCTTTGGCAATCTCCCATAAAGGAATGCTAATATCCACTAAAATTCCCGCCATGAAAAATAAGGCCGCAGCAATGGAAAATAAAGATATAGTAACACGCATTACTCTCCTTCTTTCGTCTCTGTGAAGATGGCAGCATGGATTGGGCAATCTGGATTTGGGGCAGCCATAAAGTTATGTACAGGACATTCATTGCTTACGTGGTAAATGCCTGACCTGCCATCCCAATTATCAGGTGGTGGATTCTGACAGTCACATACTTTTGTGCAGGTACACAACCACCACTCTTTGATCGTCTGCCAAAATTTAATTATCGTTTTCATCTTCTGCTCCTTTCATTTCCTCGAAGTCAGCGGCAGCGTTGTATGCCTCCTCCATACTATCTTCAATAAAGACACATAGAGGTTTCCCAAACAACATAATTTGGATTGCGTGTTTTCCGTCGTGTTGCCTACAGAATCTTCGCACTCTTTAATCGTCCCCATCTTCTGCTCCCTTCTCAAGCGCGGCGTGGAGGATACTATCCACTTTTCTTATAGTTTCTTTTACACCTTGATAATATCGCGTTGAGGCGTCCATATTTAAGATACTACGCAATGTTCCAATGGTCGCTGACATCGCTCCCTTCAACCTCTCACATCCCTCACAGATCAGTGGACTGTGTATTGGACAAGGCATTCCGTCTTTACAATCGCGCATTAGATTGGCGGCTATATTGTAGCTCTCTAATTCTCCAATGCGCTTCTTGAGCGCAGCGATCTCATTATACTTATCATGAAGTGTCATTTTTTCCTCATCCCCCTTGTCTTCATCGGTTGCAATTCCCATGGCCCCATGAACTCATCGGCTATTACTGGTGGATCGTCCACACTCCCGAGCATATCGTCTACAGACCATTCTCGACACAGGACAAAATGTCGTGTTCTCTTACTCTCGTCGAGTTGGTATGTGAACGCAACTTGCTCATTCATGACCTTGCCTGTTTTGAGCAGAGCTATAATCCATCTTCGTCCTTTGTCTGCGGATGAATAGCGCCGAAACAAGTGAGCGTAGCGTGGGTCGGTTGTGACTTGGATATGTACGTCATTAACACTCATGCACTCTCCGGGTTTCAGTAGTGTAGTTAGTGCGCTGGTAAGGTCTTGAATCGTGCTTTCGTGCATTTCCAATTTCTTCTGCTCTGCCATTGACGCCATAGGGACGCGCTGAAGAGTTCCTACGAAGTCGCCGTTAGCCAATTCGACATTGACCTTTTGAAACCAGTCTGCGCGTATCGCTGGTGGTTGGAGATTTGCCTTCGCGTTATCTAATCGGATGTACCATCGTCTCCGCGCCTCTGCAACTCCAAAGCTTTCTGCTTCTTCTTCTGTCATGGTACTGATGATATGAGCTACACGAGCGGCGTAGACTAAGGCAGATGCGCCTCGGGCGATGTCCATGTCTGCATCAGAACTTGTCGTATCCGCTCGTGGTCCCACTTTCCTGCTATGGTGAACCAGACCCACAGCGCAATTAGCTCTTTCAGCGATTTGTTGGAAGGCCCAAACGACTTTATCGATCGCCATATTATCATTCTCGGATACTTCATGTGTTCTTACAAAGGGATCGGCGATAATTAGTCTGATCCGATGATTTCGAATATAATTGATTGTAGTGTCAATCGCTTTTTGGTTTACCAGCAATCCATCTCTACTTCCTTTGACTAGGATAAAAGGATTGTCGCGTCCTGATGTGATATGGACTTTAGCCATATTATTGAGTGGAATTTCATAGTGCATGCTGAGCGCGATGATCCTTCTCTTCAGTTCATCTATTGGGTCTTCTGTGTTGTATATCCATACAGCGCCCTGGCTGGCTACCGGGAAGCCCGTAAGCTCTTCTCCGGTAGCCACTGCCACGGCGTCGAGCATAGTAAGTATGCTCTTCCCAACCCCGCCAGGGGAAATGATAACTGAAATAAATCCACCGATGTACCTATTCCTCATTATCCAATCTCGCTTGACGACCGTGAGGGGATCGATTGAGTCTGCTGTAAGTGCGAGAGAAGTGGGTTCCGGTACATCGGCGAAATCTGCTGCGGCTTTTGCGTCTCGGGGTTCGTAGCGACTGATCGACTTAGCGATTTTGATTACCTCGCTATCGGCTAATGGTTCTTCAAACTGATGTTCATTCACGGCGATCAATGCGGCGGATATAGCCTCGAAGCCCATATTGCGACTTCGCATCGTTCCCGCAAGACTGGTAAGAGTGACATTTCTTTTGCCTTCGAGAACTGGCTCGTTGCTAATCGGTGCGGCGGGCTCGGGGCTTTGTGCTAATAGTCCAGTGAGCCAGGGAGGAAGGGGAGCAACGTCATGAGTTTTGCTGATTGTGTACGCTCGATCGTCTATTCGACTTCCCGGAGCGACCACATAGCCGCCTGTTCCCCGAGTATCCAGACTTGTGCCGAGAAGTCCTGCTGTATTCCTACCCTCTCCAGCGAAGTATATATGGTAGCCGCCTGTAGGGGTTTCGACTATGAGGGTGTTAGGAAGTTCAACATTATGCTTATGGAGCAGCGCCTTGAAGGTTGCTGTGCCAGTCTTTTTATCCTTGTTGTCCACGTCGACTACAAGCAGATCGGACCCGCCGCAATAGCAGCCCCAATTATGATCGGGGTTGGCAGTACCAAAATCTCTTATGCGCTGTTCTGTCGCGTTTTCCGCCCATTGCTGCCAGCCGGAAAACGCGGGTACTTTTGCATTTGAAGTGAGCGGGAATACCTTATAGCCACGCGCCACAAGCCATAACGCTCCGTCCACCGGAACTCGAAATTCAATTGGAGGCATTCGGGATAACCCTTCATGACATATAGATTTCTCTTTGAATACTTCTGTGATTTTTTAATGCGCCGTGTAGAACACGACTATTGGCGAGGCGAGGGAGTGAGCGTGCTCTATAAGGGTAGTAGGCTTTTTGTCTTGATTCGCTGTGTCCTAGTTGTAGGGCTACAGGTCTACCCTCGTTTAGTGGTGGAGTGCGTAATAGCTCATCGTCTGGTAGCGTTGCTCCTTCTGGTTCCATCATACCCCATTGATTGTCGTCCATGTCGGCATTCTCCTTTTCTACTTTACATATCAGCGGTTTTAGCTGGATGTGTATGCTGCCAGATACGGATGCGTGATAAGTGTATCCCAAGTGAGTATATAACCTCTGTATCATGGTCGGGTAGAGCTTCAGTGAGTGTGATGTAGGCTTTGATGATCGGTTCTGCTAATCGATCTTGTCCCCTGAGTAAGAACACGGGCTCATCAGCGGGGATAAGATGTGCGGGGTCTTGGATACGATTGTAATCGTCTCTTGCATGTTTCATGATCTATTCTCCTTTTATGGTTTGAGGATGCCCAGGTTCACAAGGACATTGACTCCGGTTTGTGTGAGTAGATTGAATCCTGATGTTCTGTTAGCATATCCCACTTTCACTAAATGATCTCTATGATTTTTTGAAATCAGTTTTCCATCCCGAATTGGACCATCGAGAAATTGTATGAGTTGGTCGAGACAGCTGGCCGATGTGATACTGCATTGCGCCTCTACCTCTTCAGAAAGTTCGACATATGCGACAACAGGTCCGGGCTCAAGGTCTAAATCTCTCATGCCAGCATCCTTCTTTTCAGCTTCCTGTCTTTAGTTGTTTTGGACTACCAAAAAAAGCCGGGTGCGCCGTGGTCTCGTTGCAGAGCCATTCTGTCCAGGGGATTAAGTCTTCAAGGACCTCGGCGCTGCACGTCTCTAACAATCTGGCACGTCCCTGACTGACACGGCGCTCCCGGTGTAGTATCATGCTTAGATTTTGTGTGGTGATACCAGCTAATTTAGCCAGTCGTTTACGCTGTCTGTATTTCCAAAAGGTTGTTGGTTTTATGGTCATGCGCTGTTGTCCTTTTTGAGAATGCCTCTAGCTATTGAGTAACCTGAGTATTTAAGTAGTTTGGCTTTTTTAGCTCTTATTTTTTGAGCCAGTTCTTTTTGACTTATTATAGGTATAACTCCGGAAGCTTCAAGCAAAGATACAACAGCAGTAAGGTCTATGAGTTCGTTTCTGATGTCGTCTGCGTTAGTTGAATGGTTGTCAGGATGGCCTTCGTCTAATCCAAATCTTAGCGCCTTAGAAGCTGAGTATTGTATCTCACTAAGTTCTTCTATTAGACAGACGAGTAAGTATTCGCGAGAGTTCATTAGCTTGTCTCTTTTCCGCAACATTGCTTGAATCGTTTTCCACTGTCACAAGGACATCGGCTGTTTCGTGTGAGGAGTAGTATATGCTTCTTTTCCATTTGACGACGAGTTTTAATGGGGATGGAGCGGGGACTGAGAGGCTTGATGATTTGTTGCATAGTAACTCCTTTTCAAAGTTCTCTAGTGTTGATACCTAATATTATACACATATTCTTGGGTTTGTCAAGTGCTGGAAGGTTTATAGAGAAAAGGGGCTACGTTATGCAGCCCCTTTCCAGCGTGCTCTACCATAGAGGTAGAGCTAACACAAAGGAGAAACCCGACATGAGGGTTATTTGTATTATATCTTATATCCCGGTGTGTGTCAAGTTCTTTCTCCTTGAAGTGGTAGAAAAAGTGATTTGAAAAAGTCTCTTGACAAGAGACGTTTTATGTGCTATACTGTTTTTGGTTGGGGGAGCCTAAGTCAGATTGCAGCAGAGTACGCGACTCTGTATCGCAAGAGCGCTTTCGCTCCCCCGGCCATCAATATTGTCAAAATTGTCGAAGCTGTCGAAAGGTCTTATGCCTAAAGCTCCTTTTCTCGGGTATAGTGAAAAGCAGAATCTTTTTTGTTTCCTCTGTAGCTATGAAGACAACAGTTTTGCCCGACGTGCCGGTTTTGGATGGGATAAGAAACACCGGTATTGGGTCACACCGTTTGCTGATGTCGCTGCGAAAGTTCTCAAACGCCTCCCCCCGAAAGCTGCTAAAATTATTGCGACTGTTAAAGAGCGGGAGCGGCGCCGTGTTCTTTGTAGTCATGCTGTAGCGCCGGAAGGATTAGATGGGGATCAATTTGCTCCTAGCGATCATTCATACTACCCCTTCCAGATCGCCGGGATTGAGTACATGCTCCACCAGCACAGTATCCTTCTCAGCGATCAAATGGGTCTTGGTAAAACAATTCAAGTTATTGGTCTTTGTAATCTGCTCTGGTCTACGGGAGATGCGCTCTCGTCTGTCCTCATAGTCTGTCCGGCTAAAGGTAAGTCCCATTGGTATGCTACATGGGACGAATGGAGTTTGACTGAGCAGTCAATAGACTTTGTAGAAGGGCGGCGCAATGAAGCTGCTTTCAAAGCTGATGTGGTTATTATTAATTACGATCTTCTTACTTCCTATAAGAAGCAGCTATATGCGCAAAAGTGGGACTTAGTTGTACTCGATGAAGCGCACTATATTAAAAATCCTGATACCCAACGCGCCCGAGCCCTTGTAGGACACGGATACGGGCCTCGTGCGGTTGAGGGTATCCAGGCTCGAATCAAAATTGCTACAACTGGAACGCCCATTGTGAATCGTCCTATTGAACTCTTCACCGCTTTACATTATCTTGATCCCATTGCGTGGCCTCGTCGCTTTGACTTTGGCAAACGCTACTGCGGCGGCTATCAGGGAGAGTGGGGATGGGATTTTCAGGGTTCATCGAATGCTGAAGAGCTTCAATATCGGCTTCGTGCTACACTAATGATTCGTCGTTTGAAGCAGTTCGTCCTTCCCGACTTACCACCTAAAGTACGGCAGGTTATTGAGATTCAGGATAGTGGTGTGGAGAAGTATATGAAAGTTGAGAATCAATTATGGGGTCGTGTGCTTGATCGACTTGGAGAGATAGACGACAGTGTACTGAACGAAGAACAATATCGTCAGGCTATGCGTCTGCTTCGAGGTGGTGACAAGTTACTGTTCGATCAGATGTCGATAGCTCGGCATGAAACGGCGAGGGTCAAAATTCCTTTTATTATCGAGCATTTGCATGAAGCGATTGAGTCCAGCGGCAAGGTCGTATGTTTTTGTCATCATAAGGTTGTTGTGAATGCGCTTATGGCTGAATTTGGCGAAGGGGCTGTAAAGCTGGATGGGAGTACATCTGATAGAGTTGGGGCTTTAGCTAGGAAGCGATTTCAGTCTGAAGAGGGTATAAAGCTTTTCGTTGGTAACATAGAAGCTGCAGGAACGGTTATTGATCTCACAGCAGCCTCTCATGTTGTGTTCGCCGAGCTTGATTGGGTTCCCGGCAACGTGACTCAGGCTGAAGATCGTTGTCATCGGATAGGAACAGTAGATTCGGTGCTCGTTCAGCATTTAGTTTTAGCTGGTTCAATTGATGCAAAAATGGCAGAGACTATAGTCCATAAACAGGGGGTGATTGATAATGCGATAGATGATACTGATGCCGCAGAAGTAGCAGTGATGTTGAGTTAAGGAGAAAGGAGAAGAGTAATGGCTATTGAAGTCGATTTGAATCGTATCGCGTTGGCTTTGGAGAGTCTTGTAGAGATCGGAGCCGATATTCTTGGGAAGTTAAGGGGAACTGAAGCAGTCGAACAGCTTTCAGCTTCCACTCAGCAACAGCTTCCCGATCCTGTGATGGTCGAGCTAACTAAACTAACTCGGGTAGAGCTTATGGAGCGGCTGAAAGAGCGAGGGCTGAAGACTGGTGGCAACAAGGCGCAGCTTATTAGCCTTTTGTGGGAGTCAATGCGGCTTGAGAAGCAGCAAGACGCAGAAGAGCGGAAGATGTCTGACAAAGAGTCAGAGCAAAAAGCTGCTACTGAAGTGCCCCTCGCCGAGGAGTCTGTGACTACGGCTCCAGGCCACATGGCAGCAATGGAAGCGAATGAAGCGGCTGCTACCCAAGATCCCGGTGTTGAGTATACGGTACTTCGAGAACTCGCAGAGAAGCATTTCTCTATCGCTGGAAAAGTTGACCTGAGGAAGTGGTTCAAGAAGGCTGCACCAGGGGTAGAGAAGCTTACCAAAATGACGCAGGAGCAGCAGGATAGGCTTTATGAGATACTGGTAGTTCTTGAATGGGCTCGTAGCCAGCCTGGGCTTTTTGCGGTTGAAGCTCAAAAGCTCAATGCTGATGCCAAGGCTCTGGAAACTCAGGATGCTATCGCTGACGCGCTAACTTCGGCAGACTGGTCGGCGCTTTTCCTACTGGTCATAGGATAGGGGGTGCTTAGAGTGGCGGGTAAACATGCAAAATTAGCTCCAAGTGCCGCTCACCGATGGCTTGCTTGTCCTGGTTGTCTTGCGCTTTGCGAACAAATTCCTGAGAAGCCTGATTCGCCGTATGCTCGTGAGGGCTCCGCTGCTCATGTCCTTGGAGAAGAGGCGTTGCAGCGATCGAGAAAACCGGATGAGTATGTAGGAGAAGTGCTTGGTGAGTACAAAGACTGGCCGGTAACTGAGGAGATGGCGGAAGCAGTTGGGGTTTATGTAGATTTTGTGCGTTCGCTTTCTCCCCGAGTTAACTGTATACCAGAGGTTGAGCATAAGTTTAATCTCAATTGGCTCTATCCTGGAATTTGGGGTACGCTCGATTGTTCGGTTTTTGATGCCGAGAGAAAGCTCCTGACAATAGTGGACTATAAGCATGGTTCTGGTGTATCTGTTCAGGCAGAACAAAATCCACAGCTTATGATTTACGCACTTGGAGCGCTACGGACTCTTTGGGATAAAGTTCCCGGTGATCCGATGTGGCAAAGGGTCCATCGAGTCAATATGGTTATCGTGCAACCTCGTGTGTTTGGGGAAGCTGCGATTCGAGAGTGGACAATTCCTACGACAGAGCTTTACTTTTGGGGGCTTCATGTCTTGGCTCCCGGCGCTCGGGCGGCGTTGACAGAAGGCGCAGAGCTAAACGCTGGAGAGCATTGTCGATTCTGTGATGCGATGGCTATTTGCCCTGAACAGGCGGAGCAAGCTCTGGCTCTGGCGAAGACTGATTTCTCTAACCCGGTGTTACCACCTCCGAATGAAATGACGCCGGAGGTGGTTATGAAAGTGTACCATCTGGCAAAGCAATTTAGTAGTTGGGCTGGAGAAGTCGAGCAGTTCATGCAGAATCAGATGGAGATGGGGGTAGCGTATCCGGGCTTCAAGCTGGTTCCGCGTAAGTCAAATCGGAAGTGGATTGATGAGAAGAAAGCAGAAAAGGAGATCGGGGGGATACTCGGATTGGCGGCGTATGCGCCAAAGAAACTACTCTCTGTCGCTCAAGCGGAGAAGGTACTAGCGAAGGGCAAGTTGCGAGTTCCTGAGAATCTTTACGAGAAGCCTGATACTGGACTCACTGTGGCTCCGTTGACGGATAAGCGTGAAGCAGTCGTACCTAAGACGGCGATCGAGTTCATTAAAAACGATACGATGTTTGGCTGAAAGGAGAGGTGTAGAATGGCTGAAAAGGAAATTACGCCGAGAGGTCGAGTAAGTTTCCCTGATCTGTTTGAAGCTACAAAGTTTGAAGGGGGCGAACTGAGGTACCGTGTGACACTGCTTTTCCCAAAGGACACTGATCTGACTAAACTCAGGAATTTGGCGAATGCAGCGGTTCTCAAGAAATGGCCGGATAAGAGCACTCGTCCAAAACTCTCAGGTCCGTTTCTGGATGGGGATGAGTATACATACGCTGGTTTTCCGGGTCATACATTCATCCGGCTTACGTCGAAACAGCGACCAGGTGTTGTTGATGTAAACAGGGAACGAATCAATCCAGAAGATGAGTCGATGTATGCCGGGTGCTATGCTCATGCGTCTGTGAACGCTTTCACATTCAACAAGGCAGGGAATGCGGGTGTCCGTTTCGGGCTTAACAACATTCAGAAGCTTGCTGAGGGTGAGCCCTTCACCGGACGTTCGACGCCGGAAGAGGATTTTGAGCCTGTCGCCGGTGCGGGTGCGCCTGCTGGTGGGGATGATATGTTTGGCGACGAGCCTTCACGCGATTCGAGTTATGATGAGTCTGATGACATTCTGTTTTAAGCTCATTGATGAAGCGGCTCTGCGAGGCAGGGCCGCTTGGAAAAGGAGATTTTGACATGGAGTTTAATAGTCATGCCTGCTGTTATTGTTACGCGATTTTTGGAATGCCTGTGCTTGTAGAAAGGCGGTACGGAGAATCACATGATACGTACTACTGTCCATATTGCCGAGGTGCGCATTGGTTTTCGGGAAAGACCAAAGAAGAGAAGCTGAAGGTGGATTTAAGAGAAGCGAAGAGAGTTGCTGCTTCTCGGCTTAATCGAATACAGTCTGAACAAGATACTATTGAACATCAGAAACGTCGGATAGCTGCGTTAAAAGGGCATTTGACACGGAGAAAGAATGAAGCTACTAATCGACATGGAGACTCGTAGTCGAGTTGATCTTAAGAAGACTGGCGTGTATCCATACGCCGAGCATAAATCTACAGATATCCTTTGCATCGCTGTAAAAGTGGATGATAAGGCTCCTGGTATTTGGGTTAATGAAGATTTTTTTCATATACTCCGTGGGCAAGATACCAAACTTCCATTAATTGATCCCGTTTATATGGTGCATTTGGCTCATCAAGTCGCCGACGGGATTCATGCGCATAACGTCCAATTCGAGCGCGTGATGTGGCAAAAGATTATGGTCGAGCGCTATGGCTTTGCGCCTATTTCCTTCGAGAAGTGGCGGGATACTGCTGCTAAAGCTGCGGCTCATGCACTCCCTCGTGATCTCTTTCGTGCCTGTAAAGTCCTTGGTCTGAGTGAGCAGAAGGATATGACGGGCCATAGGATTATGATGAAGATGTGTAAGCCAAAGCGTAACGGTGAGTGGCATGAAGATGCTCAAGATTTTTTGGCTCTTTGCCATTATTGCTTGCAGGATGTAGAATCTGAATACGCGCTCGATCAGGTGCTTTACGATCTTAGTTCAAGCGAACTTGAAGTTTGGAGACTCGATCAGATAGTCAACGATCGAGGAATTCAGATAGACGTACCGGCGATCAGGAATCTTATCTATAAAATTCAGGAGAAGGAGCGATTGCTTCTTGCTGAAGTGCCGGTGATAACGAATGGCGCGATAGAATCGGTTCGGCAGGTTGAGGCAATGCGTGAGTGGTTGCAGAGCCAGGGGCTTGATCTTCCTGATCTTACGAAGGATACTGTAGCTGATGCTCTCACCAAAGAAGTAACTCCTAAGATAAAGCGTCTACTTCAAATTCGGCAGTCACTTGCTAAAAGTTCAGTTTCTAAGTTTGCTACGATGCTCCGCATGGTGTGTAGAGACGGTCGTGTTCGTGGGGTGACGCTGTATCATGCGGCTAGTACCGGGCGTTTTGGGGGCCGGGGTATCCAGCCACAGAATCTCCCTCGGGCTAGTCATGGGTCTGAAGCGATAGAAGCGATTCTGCAAAACGGGATCGCTGAAGTAGAAAAGGTTAGTGGTAACTGTGTGATCCAGGAAGCATCGAAATGTATTCGGGGGATGCTGATAGCTAAAAAGGGTCATACATTCATTTGTACGGACTACGCTTCTATCGAGGCTATTAAGCTTGCATGGATCGCAGGTGAGGAGAAGGTACTTCAAGATTTTCGTAACGGACTCGATCTTTATAAGACTGCTGCGATGGACGTGTACAAGAAGAGCTATGAAGATATTAATACTAAAGAGCGGTTTGTTGGGAAAACTATCGTACTCGCATGTGGCTACCAGGGATGGGTGAATGCTTTTCGGCAGATAGGCAGTGATGAAGTAAATCAAATGTCTGACGAAGAGATTGCAGAGATCATTGGAGCATGGCGGGGGGTTCGAGTTGCTACAGTTCGCTTTTGGCGTGGAGTTGAGGCGGCTGCACTCCAGACTGTTCAAGACGGGAAGCCTCATAGTTATGGTCGTGTGAAATTTGGTATTCGTGGACGTTTTCTCCATTGTCGTCTTCCTTCTGGTCGTATCCTTTCTTACTACAATCCTTCGATTCGTAATCAGGAGTCTCCTTATGGGAAAATGCGAAGAGTTGTTTCTTTTATGGGTGTAAACTCGATGACTCATAAGTGGGAACGGCAGTATACTTATGGTGGAAAACTAACAGAGAATATCGTACAAGCACTCTCCAGAGATACGCTGGTTGAGGCTATGAAGCGCGTAGAGCAAGCTAAATTTCCGATTGTGCTTCATGTTCATGACGAGATTATGGCTGAAGTACCTTTGTCCTGGGGGCAGAGTGAGGAGAAGGTTGCTGAGTTTGAACGACTGATGACACAAGTGCCTACATGGGCTCCGGGTTGTCCAATAAAAGCTGAGAGTTGGATTGGAGGCAGGTATCGAAAGGGGTAGGAATATGACACCAGAAAGATTTCAGGGGGTTGTAGATCGTCGTTTGAAGGCTATAAAATTAGTATTAGAACAGAAGAATAAAGAGCAGTATGCGACTGTGAAGGATGCTCTCCATAACTTTCACGCTGCTGCGAAGAGGCGTGGAGTTAGTCCGGCAGAGGCTCTTCAAGGTATGGTGGTCAAGCATGAAATTGCTCTTGACGATATGATACGCAGAAGAGCACCAGTTAGTCACAAGCGCGTTGATGAAGTTCTCGGCGATATTATTGTGTATGCGATTTTGCAGGAAGGAAATCTTACTGAGTCACTGGATAACCATGGTGGAGTACCACACTATTATCAGCAATTATGATTCTTAGTACAAAAGTCTCACGATCTTTAAGCGCAAGCATAAAAGCCTCAAATGCTTTTCGTGATTCGAGGATCATATGTTTTCCGAATCGTTGTCCGAGTAGGATGCAGCCACTCGTATCCTGGATCGTGTTACCTACATGGAAAAGAATATGAGATCGGTTAGGAACATTTCTTACTATGAAAGCAATTCCGAAGCGCGGAGAGTGAATGCGCTGGCAGAGATAAGAGCCTACGGGAATGCAGGAGATGTTGCGTTGGTTGTCATGCCAAGGAAGTTCCAGGGCTACGCAGAATGCTTCGTCTTGAAGTGTTAAGGCGCTAAACGTACCTTGTGGGTTTTGGGCTACTCGAATTATGTTTACTACATAAGGGCCGGGATGGTTAATAACCATAATATTTCAAACCGTCGCTATCGAGCCGAAAGCCGCCTGACACTACGATTGAACCCCAAGGGTCAAACGTGGCGTCGAGTTCCGGGGCGTTGGCGGCTGAGTCATCGTAAGTGGATGAAGTCTTATATTCCCCCCCCGCTGCATCGCCAAGATGAATGCGGATGCCGACATATTTATCCTCTGAGTGTGTCGGGTCATACTCGTAATCGTCAATTGCTTCCTGAAGTGAGTCGGACATATCATCCGAGTCGTACCAGACACCCGCTGTCCAGCTACCGATAGCCCATGTGTCATAAACGGTACTCAAAGGAATGGCGGCAATCGCGTTGCCGTCCGAGTAATTTCCTGTCGAGAATCCGGAGACTTCCCACTTATTGTCTTTTTGCAGTGTGTATATCCATGCGTTCCAACCACTCGTTGCGTTACTGCTGTAAGCCTTGACAGACAAATTTGACGCAGTGATTTTGCTCGCCCTGGGGATGTTCAAGATATATCTCGCGTAAAAATTGAGGTGCTGATGATATCCGGTCGTTGTGTGGCCAAACCAGCCATACGCAAGAGTTGGATTATTAGAACTAAGATCAACTTGGCGGCTGGCGGAATCATCGGCGCTTGCCGCCACGTCGAATGTTGGATCAACGATAACGGGGAAGAGCCGCTTCGAGATATCTTCCTTGATGCTGTACGTCAACACTCCCGCGCTTTCAGAGGTCGCAATCGAAACAGGCGGCCATGTCTCGTCTGCTGAATAGGCATAGACCGGGCGTATCCATTCATCCTGCCACTTCGCGGACTTGGAGACGCGGAACTCAAACTCTTTGGGAGCCGCGTCGGACATGAGGATAATGTCCACCTTCACGCCGTAATCGCGGACAGTAAATCTGAGGTTGGTGTCCGTCCAGTAGTCCGGGAAATAAAGCTCATTGGCCGCCGAAGCCGTAAGAATAGGAAGATGATTCAAGGGTTCAAACTCCGCCCATTCACCCTCATACTCGTACCTGAAAGCGTCTGCGCCGAACTTGGCGACAAAGAGGTCACCGCCCGCCTTCTTGGAAAAGCCCGGCTCAAGAGATTGCACAAGGTAGGTGCGCGTTTCCGGCACAAGGTCGATGGGGTTGAGCTTGAAAACCTTCTCAATCGGCGCGGGTTCCTCTATCGCCTTGATTTCCGGCTGCGCATATACAGAACATGATAAAAATACAGAGATTAGAAAAGCAGTTAAATATCTCATGATTTTGTGTACCTTATATGACCTTCACCTATTAAGTATGCGTCTCCGTTATCAAGGTTCACTTCAATCTTTATCCAAATCCAGTCACCTGCTGCGTAGTTCGCGTCAGTCTCAGTTATTTGGTCTGAGGCTTCTGCCCAAGTGGAATCTGATCCCGGTTCTATATCCGCAGCATTTACTCCATCATCAACATCGCCGGTATCGTCGTACACTGACATCGTGATCGTGTTATTAGCTCGATCGGTGGAATAGACCTGGACCCATATATTCGTACCAGCGTAGAAGGAATCAAAGTCGGGTGGGAGTTGTACGCCCAGGTACATTGAGCTTGCCGTGTCTGCGCCTGAGAGTGCCTTTCTTCTTGCATACGTGCGATATCCGGGCGACGCCCAGTCCTGCCGAAAGTCGATAACATCGTTGTTATTGCCGGTACTTGGAGGCACGCCTAGCCGCATTTCAAAGGGGAGGTAGGCATTGCCACCGTTGTCTGGTAGATTTCCGATTTGTACTCTTTTTTTGTTATATGAGTCTTCGCTATCTTCGATAATAAACACATCTGCGGATACTGGCGTTCCTTTTTCGGAGATTGTATAAATTTCAGATGCTATGCTTTTATGGATCGCGTTGGCATCTGTCTCACTGATTACTACTGTTACACTTCCATCTCCGTTGTCAGTAACAGCACCGTTTGTGAATTTTAGGGTAGTAAAATGGTTGATCGTGGGTGTTCCATCTATGTCTTGAACTGTGGTGAATTTAGCATGCCACTCGAAGTCTCCAGTAGTAGCTTCGTAAGTGAGGGCGTATTCATCAACGGCGCTATTAACGCATTTGAGCAAAGCTTCTGTGATCGCGTTGTTGACGATGGAGACTGCGCCGGAAGCTACAGAGAAAAAGTCAGAGACGAAAGAAGCGATACCTTTAACTCCGGTAGTGGCGTCTTTATATACTCCTGCTGCAAGCTCTCCAGCGTCTACACGTTCATAGCTCGAACCGTCTGCTATGTCGTCAAGGTCTAGTTGAGCGGATTCCCATGAGTTTCCATCAGCGCGAAGTACATTTCCGTCTGTAGCAGTTGTATCTCCTACATCAGATAAATCGTTAAGCTCCGCTGCCCCTGCTCCTCCACCAAGTAGGAGGTTACTCTCTTCTCCTTCATCATTTTGAAAATAGGGTTTACCATCAGTCTTTGGGTAAAAAGCTCCGAAGCCTGATAACGGTGGCGGTTGAGAAGTGACTTCCTGAACGTACAAGAAGGAGCTTATTCTCAATGAGAGAGCATTGTTGGGAAACCACATGAGTCCCACAACGGCGATTAGCGTAAAGACAGTAAGAAGTTTCCAAGTTCCTTTTCTCATATTCTTGTATCCTCCACTCCAGCTTTTACGAAGACAAAATCTCCGTCGTCTAAGTATAAGTAGGTGTCCGGGTAATTAGTCTTATCGAGATACAGCTTTGTTCCATCCCATAATAGGACAATGTTTACAGCGGCCACTTCTCCATCACCTGTGACTGAAACTAAGAAGGCTCTGCTGATCTTTTCTTCAAGTTGTTGAACCAACATGACTGCATAGTCGAGCGCGCCTTCTATTGTGGCGGGAGACCAGGGGCCTTGCATGATGAAGTCGGAGAGTTGTTTGTAGGGTGCGTCTCTATAGATTGCGATTGTTGAGCCTGTGGGAAGTGGATCACCTGCGATCGGGTATGTGACATTTCCACCATCCTCTTCGCCAACGTCTGATACAGAGTAGTCTGTGTCGAGTACGAGTAGGGTTTGTTTATCGTCTGCATCGGCTATAAGGACGACTAGATGTTTTGCATCGTTGATCTTATAGGTGTAGGGGAATATGGTGGTAGAATCGTTTCCGCTGTATTTGACTTTACAAGTTTCTGTCGAGATCATAGGTTTATTCCTTTTTCTCTTCTATATTTTCCCACAAACGAAAAAGGTCTCTTGGTACATTCGACACATTCACGCCTTTGAAAAATTCTAACATGAGGTAAAAGTCGAAGGCTGCTTTGCTCCATGCTTGACCACTCTCGGGAGACCAGAATCCACTTTCCCATCCAGAAGTAACAACTCTCATAGCGTCTCTAGGAATCCTAAGACCCCTATTTACACCTTCAAACACCGGGGAGCGTCCTATGGGTGTGCCATATTTATACCAGCCTCCAACTTCTCGTGCGAAAGGGACCCAGGATACTGTTGCTTCGGCTGATCCGAATATGAGTTCCCAAGGATCGGGAAGATCACCATCAAAGAGTAATGAGGATATTAAGACTGCGCCCCAAGGGGCTGCCATGAGTTCGTATAAAAGGTGTCTGGTATATTGCTTAAAATCTATTGCTCCATCTCGCCACATTTCGTATTGTGCTCGGTAGATATTTCCTTGCTTTATTTGCCAGGTCATAAACATTGTGAAGAGTCTGAGCATTCCTTCACTACGTTGGAGCTTACTTAGATCAAGTGGCAACGCACTTGGCTGTGTGGTACTGACTAGGTGATTAGCTTTTTGTACCGCGTCTTTCATTCGTTGGTCTTCGGTCATACCCATATCCGTGTTTTTATCCATCGCGATATTAAATCCAGCAAGCCATACGGTTCCGACTACGGCGCGGTCATTCATCTGTATCCACTCAAACATGAAGTCCTGCACATTTTTCCATGTGAATTTGTGACCCGCCACTTCAAATTCTCGGACAAGGGGGTTAAAGATGTTGGTTGTGTCGTTTACTTCCCGGTCAAAAGTACGCGCCCGTACTTTCATAAAATCAGACATACTTATGATGCTCTGCCATTGATCGCTGCCTTTTAATCCAAAGACTCCAGTTTTTATCCCCATCTGACCTGAAGCTTGTAGGATTGCTGCGAGACTTGTTTGTCTTATCGCTGATGCCATAGAGAGCCGCTGTTTTAGCCCCACGGACATTCTCATAGAGAGCATGGCAGCGGTAGCTAATTTTCGATTTGTTTCAAGTAATTTGCCAAATATCCCGTCATGGTTATGTCGTTCAGGAAGTGAAAGGTAGGCCGCCCAGTCTCTTATCTCATTATAAGCATGACGACCTGCTTTGTCTTCTACCATATTTGCCCACTCTTCGTCGGCTATAAGTCTATTCAGATCATGGAGTATTTCTGCATGAGAAGTATAGTGTGTAACATCTTTTATATGGTCATGCCAAACAGAGACCCGGAGCATTGGCGGGAGCGAATGACCCGTAATCCGTGCATGCACGAATCCATCTTCCGGTGTGACACGTCGGAGTATTGCGCCGTGTCTATTCTCTTGAATGGCAAGGTCTCTATTTTTCCGGGCCTCTCTATTCTTTTCAGCAAGACGGCTTATTCGATGGTCGAATATCAGGGGATGGTAGCCACCGGCTAATGTGATCTCTCCATCAGAGGCTTGTAGTGTGATTTCTTCAGCTTCTTCCCTAGGAGCATGATGGTTGGAGAGATTGAAATGTACTTCATCT